GAGCAGTGTGTGGCCGACTTCGAGAAGGACAGGCAGCGCGACCCCGACTACTACCGCATCTATGCCCTCGGCGAGTGGGGCGTCATCCGCACGGGCAGCGAGTTCTTCGGCTCGTTCAACACCGGCATGCACACCGCCGCCACGGCATACGACCCCGACTACCCCATCCACGTCAGTGTCGACAACAACGTACTGCCCTACATCTCCATCTCGTTCTGGCAGTACATCACCGGCGAGCACAGCATCGTGCAGTTCGGTGAGCTGTGCGCCGAGAGTCCCGACAACACCGTCAAGCGTGCCGCAAAGGCAACAGCCCAGCGGCTGCGCTCCATCGGGTACACTGACAAGCTGTACCTCCATGGTGACGCCAGCACCAGGGCAGCGAACACCATCGACGATGACAAGCGGTCGTGGCTCGACCTGTTCATCTTCACGCTGGAGGGAGAAGGCGTGGAGGTCGTGGACTGTGTTGGTGACAAGAACCCGTCGGTGGCCATGACGGGAGAGTTCATCAACGCCATCTTCGAGGGGACAGTTCCCGACATCTCCATCACCATCGGCAAGGAGTGCCCGGTGTCGATAGAGGACTACCTGAGCGTGCAGAAGGATGCCAACGGCGCCATCCTCAAGACCAAGGTCAAGAACAAGACCACCAACCAGACCTATGAGGAGCACGGCCACCTGTCTGACACGTTCCGCTATGTGGTCCATGACCTGCTGCGTGAGGAATACGTCCTGTTCAGCAACCGCCGCAAGCGCAACCTGTTTGCCCGTGACGGTGCCATCCACTTCTACAATCCCGCAACGGCAGACAGTGCGGTGGCCACCCGCCGTGTGCTGTATGTGCTGCCGAACATCGGCGGGCGCTTCTGTCTGCTTGAGGGTGTGCTGGTCGGCGATCACTGGCGTGTGGTGGATGTGGTGTACCGTGAGAACACCTCGACCGATGAGATAGCAGCAGCCGTTGAGAGCCGCGATGGTGACATGTGCATCGTCGAGTGTGGTGACGCCTATTACCAGTTCGTCCGCAGGCTGAGGGCGACGGCAGGCATGCCCGTGAGGATATGCGATGAGGAACACGATCCTGCCAGGCGCATAGCGGCGACGAGCGACTTCGTCAAGTCCCGTGTGGTGTTCAACGAGACGGCCGTCAACGATAGCCCCGACTATTCGGAGTTCGTCACCCACCTGCTGGACTACAATGCCGACAAGGGTCGTGACATCGAGGCCAGCGTGCTGCTCAGCGGCTTTGTTTCGTATGTCATAAAAAATTAGACTTTGCGGTTCAATACGATATAATTTCGTGTTTCATAGCTTTTTAGATACTGTTTTGTAACTGTTTCGCTTTTTGAGATTTCAAGAAATTGAAGTAACCGAAAAGCGAAAAATTTACATTTGCACAAAACGACTGACATGGGATTTAACTTACGAGACATATTCCCGATGAGGAAGAAGGACGGCAGCGGCCAGCAGCTGTCCGACGTTCCTGTTGTCACCAACGCACCGAGTGCGACGAACTACAGCGCGTTGGCCACCGAGGTGCTGGAGGGCATCCTCCACCCGAAGTATGCCGGCGACAATTTCCTGACGTTGTTCGCCACGGTCCCCGAGGTGTTCTGGCCGATAGACTTCATCGCCAGCCGCGTCGCTGGTGCGAGTTTCGTAGTGAGGCGTTCGAGTGACGACAGCGTGGTGTGGCGTCTGTCACATCCCGTGAACGGCATACTGAACAACCCGAACTGCCTGATGGGCTGGTACGAGTTCATCTACAACCATTTCGTGTACAAGCTCTGTACCGGAAACGCCTTTGTGCGTGCCGCGATGGGTGACCACCTGAATGCGGAAGCCTTGAAGTGGAAGTACTGCGACACCTACTGGAACCTGCCGAGCAGCAAGGTGCAGGTAGAGCCTATCAGGCACTACAACCTGCCGTTGTTCAGTGTCACGCCAAACGGCATTGACGACATCGTTGCAGGCTACCGCCTGGCGTTCGGTGACAAGGTCTCCGAGCTGATACCGTCATACCAGGTGTGGCATGACCGCGACGGCCTGCCCAGCTACGGCGGCCGCGTCGGCTTCCTGAAGGCCATGAGCCGTCTCGCCCCGTTGAAGAAGCCCATCGGCAACCTGATTGCCGTGTACTCCGCACGAAACATCATCTACATCAAGCGCGGCGGTGTGGGCTTCATCGTCCAGCAGCAGCAGGACAAGGCGGGCACGGTGGCCATGACCAGCGACGAGAAGAAGGCGTTCGTGAAGGAACTCACCGACACCTACGGCTTCAGCGAGGGCCAGTTCCCGTTCGGTGTCTCGAACATCCCCATGTCATTTGTTAGGACGAACCTCAGCATCAGCGAGCTGCAGCCTTTTGACGAGACCTTGGCTGATGCGATCACCATAGCGGGTGCCTACGGCATCCCGAGTGTGCTTGTTCCCCGCAAGGACCAGGCCACGTTCAGCAACCAGGCGACAGCGGAGAAGGCGGTGTACTCATCCGTCGTCATCCCGTTGGCCAAGCGTTTCTGCAAGGACTTCACGACCTTCCTGCGCATGGAGGAGGGCGGCAGCAAGTACTACCTTGACTGCGACTTCTCCGGCGTTGACTGTCTGCAGGAAGGCCTGAAGGAGGCGGAGGAAGTGAAGAAGCTCGTCAACGAGCGTTGCATGGAGCAGTTCAACAAGGGCCTCATCACCCTCAACGACTGGCGAGGCCAAATCGGCGAAGCCATGATTGAGGAGTCGGAGCTTCCGCTGGCGAGCAAACTGAAGTGGCAGATGACCGATGAGGAACTTGCGACAGTGGCAAATATTTTCAATTCATCATTTACTAACAACAATAATCAACAACAGGAAGATGGGACAGACCAACAACCAAAAGAAGGAAGTGCTGTACAAGGGTAACTGGTACGGCGTTCAGACCAAGGATGTTGACGAGCAGGAAGGATTGGTAACTGTTGCGGTCAACGGGTTTAACATCATGGACAGCCAGGGCGACATTTCCATGCCCGGCTCGTTCAAGAAGACACTGAAGGAGGGCTTCAAGCGTTTGAAGTGGTTCCTCGACCATGACGTGCACAAGCAGATCGGTGTGCCCGTCGAGGGCTACGAGACCGACACCCACCTGGTGATGACGGGCAGGATTGCCAAGAACACCTCGCTGGGTCATGACGTGCTGGAGCTGTACAAGCTGAATGCCGAGTGCGGCCACGAGATGGAGCACTCCATCGGCGTGACAGCCATCAAGCGTGACGAGGAGAACCCCGCCAAGGTGCTTGAGTGGCGTCTGTACGAGTACTCCACCCTGATGGGCTGGGGTGCCAATCCTTCGACGTTCCTGGTGAACATCAAGAGCGCCACCGACGAGCAGGTGCGCCATGCCGTTGAGTACATGCGACAGGCCTTGACCAAGTGCAATCTCACCGACCAGTTAAGCAGGAAATTCGATATGGACTTGACATTGATGTTGAAGGCCCTGAACGGCGGGAACATCGTCACCTGCCCCTATTGCGGCCACCAGTTTGACTTTGACGATGAGCAGCTGCACACGTTCCAGCAGCAGGTGATCGAGGTCGCCAACCGTTACATCGGATGGGTGGCCGAGGATGCGGCATGGGACCGTGTTAATGAGCTCGCCCCAGAAATCCGTGCCGAGGTGATTGCCCTTATTGATGCCATCGCGTCAAAGGAGGGCGGAGTGCAGAACATCACAGCCAAGAGCATTGAGGATTTCATGAACTACGTCCGTTGCCCCCATTGCTGGGGCAAGGTCTACCAAGCCAACAAACTTATTCAGGATACCTCCGTTCAGGAGAAGTCGGTGGAGGAGCCGCCCGTTGACACTCCTAAGCCTGACGAGCCCGTGACAGAGAAGGGAGCCGCCGAAGACAGCACTCAATCTTTCTGGGAGGGACTTGGTGATAAGATTAGTTAATAACCTTTTCATTAAAACAATCAGAGAAATGAACAAAGAAGAACTTGAAGCCCAGCAGAAGGCTTTCCTCGACAAGATCGAGGGCAAGATGCAGGAGATCGTTGACAAGGCGATGAGTGGTGCCATCACTAAGGAGGATGTTACCGCCATGGTCAACGCCGCCGTCAAGGAGTGCGAGGGCAATTTGCAGGCAGCCGCCAACGACGAAATCAAGGAACTTGCCGCCCAGATCAAGACTCTCGGCGAGAATGTTGCAAAGATGAAGTCCGTCGGTGTCACTGACGAGCAGCTCTCCGGTTTCTCCCGTCGCATCGACGAGATGTACGAGAGTGAGAAGTTCAAGGAGTTCATCGAGGGCCACTGCCGCAAGTCGGGCGCCTTCGGTGGTTTCAGCCTGAAGGACATCACCCCCGTGAGCATGACCAACGACTACACCGGCACCCACCTCATCACGGACCAGCTCGGTGTCGTTGCCGACAAGTACGCGCCCAAGCGTCTGCACATGCGTGACCTGCTGACCAGCCTGGCCGGTGATCCCGCATTCCCCAACCTGGCGTTCACCGAGATCGAGTCTCTCGACCGTAATGCCCGTTATGTCACCGAGAACGGCCGCCTGAGCGAGTCGCACATCAAGGTGAAGGAGCAGAACGTGAGCGTTAAGCGTCTGGGTACCTACCTGCCCATCAGCAAGCGCATGCTCAAGAGCCGCGCCTACATCAAGTCCTACATCGTTGCCATGCTGCCCGAGGCAGTGTACAGCGCCGAGGACTGGAACATCCTGTTCGGTGACGGCAACGGCGAGAACCTCGAGGGTATCGTCAACAAGAACGGCTGCAAGAGCGTTGAGAGCATCATCACTGGTGCCATCGTTACCGGTGCCGCTGGCAGTGTGCAGAGCGTGACCGCATACAACGCCACCAAGGGCGTTGTCATCGAGTTCACCAACCCGCAGCCCGACATCCTGGACGGCATGAAGATCACCTTCGCCAACGCGTCGAACACCAACGCCAGCGTGCTGAACAAGACCCACGATGTCATCAAGATGAACGACCGTCAGATTCTGTTGCCCGATGTGACCCTCGCAGGCACCGAGAGCGCAGTCGCTTCGATGACGTTCACCGTGAACAACGGCGGTTTCAAGGCCATCGAGGACCCCAACAGCTTCGACGCCATCAAGACCGCGTTCGCCGTGATGAGCTATGCCCAGTACTACCCCACCGCCATCGTGCTGAACCCCATCACTGTCAACACCATTGAGAGTGAGAAGGACACCCTTGGCCGCAACCTCGGCCTCATCGAGAACCGCGGCAACGTGAAGTACATCGCTGGCCGTCCCATCGTGGAGTATGACGGCATCCCCGCAGGCAAGTACCTCATCGGTGACTTCCGTGCGCTGGCCGCCGCCATCGTGGACTACACCAACCTGACCCTTGAGTGGGCGGAGGACGTGGAGACCAAGCTGACCAACCAGGTTGTGCTCATCGCCCAGGAGGAGATCATCTTCCCCGTCTACAACCCGTGGGCATTCGCTTATGGCAGCCTCGCTGCGCTGATCACCGCCGTCACCAAGCCGTCGTAAGCCATGGCCAAGAAGTTTATCTTTTCCGGTCCCGACCTGGATAAGGTGCTTCGTGAGAACCGCATCCGCATCCGTAGGGGTGGCCTCGTGGTCACTCCCTACGAGGATGAGGCTCCCGTGGAACCCGAGCAGCCCAAGGACGAAGAGCAGCCCGAGGACGAAGAGCAGCCCGAAGGCCCTGATGCCGACAAGGAACAGGAGCAAGAGAAGCCCGAAGTCCCCGAGGTTCCCGAAGTCCCCGAGGTTGACTCCAAGGATGCTCCCGTAGAGGAGGACACCAAGGAAGAGCCCAAGGGCGACAGCAAGGAAGTGACCGAGAACGCTGACTCCAAGGAGGCCCCCGTAGAGGAGGACACCAAGGAAGCAGCAGCACCCAAGAAGTCAACGAAAGCAAAGAA